AAACCTAGTAAAGCCTGTTATACGGTCTTCGTCAGCTATATCGCCTATAAATAGACTATGCAGATACATTAAGTCATCCCCGTCATTATCCTTCATAGGTAAGTATAATTTAATTACTTGCATTTTTTACCACCTTTGATTACATCCACCCAGATACAACCGCACCAAACGGCTAGCACTAGAATAGATATTATTGATGTCAATATTGTTGTTATCATTTTTACCTCACTTGTTATAGACGCCTCACGGCGTTTCGCTTATTAAAAGCTCATCAGTATAACTAGTCAATATATGGCAAGATACCACGCTGTATGTCACGCATAATCATATGAAATTGAAGCCTAGTGATATTCTTAGCTTCAAGCTCAGCCTTAGCAAATTGCTCATTAGCTTCAACCTTTTGAGCGTATGACTCATCCTGAGCCATAGCTTTACTTATTTGATTATTCATTCTAGGCATTAATTCCCCCCAACCATAAATGGTCAAATGATTTATTAGCTATTGTATTAATTTCATCTTGCTCAACCTCGAGAGCGTTACAGCGTCCGCCAGTTATAGCATTTAAGAAACGTGTTATTTGTTTGCTGGTTGTAGGTGAATATTTCCAGCTTGTATAATGCCATAAGCCGTTGATAGCAAATGCCACTGGTGTGGCATAAGATACTAGAAGCTCATAATCACCTCTTTTAAAGTGTCTTAAATTACTCTTATTGGTTCGCTTTCCTTCATGTGTTATAAACATATTTTCCTCGCTTGTTATTGTTAAGTTTCGCTCTTTTGAGCTCATCAGATAGGCAACACAGCCTATGACTTTAAACCCGTGTAAGCCTATTAATATCTTACTAGAGAAGAGTCCCCGTTAGACAGTAACGCTTACATCTCACGCCGTCCGCTGTCATCTCGGATAATGAGCTATCGCACTTTTTCCCAGCTGTTAAGTGCCCCATCCGTACCGCTCGTCATCTTACTTTGCTTCAGACCGCTGGTATTTATTTCGCTAGCTTCTCAATCTGGCTAGCTAAACAGCATATGTATACTCTACAATGGAATGATACATCATGTCAACAAAAGAATGACATAATAGTCAAATTAATTTACATATGGCTGATTCATTAGCTATTAGAAATAAAAATAGACCCGAGCACTCGGACGAATGAAACATTTTTGAGCCCGTGAGCGTGAGCCCGTGCGAGCCCGTGAGCCCCTATAGAAGAGCCGAGAGCCCCCAAAGGTGCGAGCGTGTGCGTACTATATTATTACACGGCTGGCGACGGGGGAAACCCAACGCTCCATCCATGTAATACTCCCTCATATTTTTTTACCAAATATTAGCTAAAACAACAGCTGTTAACACAGCTATAAGAATAAACTCCCCTATGGATATCTCAGGCTTTAACCAGTAGGTTCTAATATAGTGACTATTAAGGACAGTGACTCCTATAATAACTATGAGTAGTACTTCTAATAGGTACATAATAATAAGTAATAAGGAAGGATACTTTGTCTATATATAGCTAGGGGTGCACAGGGGTTTTATCTTATATGGGTACTTTAAGTTTTTGTCCACCTTTTGTCTAGATATTTACAGACAAGAGCCGCCAAAGGAAAAATGAAGAAAAACCTTTGACGACCTATTCTGTTATCTTAGCTAGGTAATTAGCTACGTGGATAGTGTTATTATGGACTATTCTAGCCATCTCTAAACCATAGTGAGAGTCCATACTAGTCTTGCTAAGAGCAAAGCCTTCGTCAAAGACGTCTTTTTGTAGATACTTTTGGCTTAACTCAGAGTCTATTCCATTTTCAAACTCTATAATACCTACCATCATGTTTCTTATATCATTGTCATCTTCAATCTTAGTCTTACCACCTAATCTATTAACTACGTGTTTAGTGTAGTTGTGAGTAGGATTCTCAAAGTCAGGGGCAAACTGAGCTAACATTTTATATACATCTCCATTAAATCTTTTAGATTTAGTACTAAGGTCTCGAGCAAGGGCTCTTATTCCCATTTGGGGTGAATCAAAGACAACAAAAGGTCTTGTTCTTTCATTAGCGTAAGTCTCACCAGTTTCACCAGCGTACCCTTGTCCCATTTCTATATTAGCGGGGTTATTGTATTCGCTCATATCCAGCTATCTCCTTTTGGTTCTCTGCCTATAGCTTGTTCCATAAATTTATCTAAATCTTCCTGTAACATTTCTTCTTTATGTTGGTTATAAGATAATGTTTGGTCTCTATCCATTACTTCTACCCAGTAGTTAGCTGCAATAGCTAAGGCGTCTATTTGGTCATCATGCCTTAGTGCACCTTTATCCCTTGTTATCCTAGTCATTTGTCTAAATAACTGGTGGTCAGGGTCTAACTGGAAGTCATCTTTGATAAGCTTATCATCAATAACTAACCTATGGGTATTCATAATAGGCTCTAGAGTATCTATTATACGTTTCTCTTTTTGTATACTGTGACGTACTTCCTCTACATTACAAGGATGTATATCAGCCAATACAGGCTTTAGAAGCTGTGTTGCCATGCCATCACCAAAGTTACTCTCAATGACGATATCATTGACGTTATGTTTCTTGGCTATATTGGCTAGCTTCTTAAGTGTGTCATCAGAGTATCCACCATCTAGACCACCAATGGCAGTCAGGTACAATACGCCGTGTAACATCTTAAGTACACAATAGGCTGTTTTATCTGCCCCTCGACCCGCTGGGTCAATAGACATAACTGAGCCTTCAAACTCTGTAAATTCATCAGACATATATAGGTAAGAAGTCCAATAGTCACCCTTAAGTCCTACATTAGGTAACTCAGAGTCAACCGCTTTAATTTGGTCTATACCTGAAGCCCATTGTATTTTGGCTGGAGCTTCTGTCCATGTGCTGCAACCTGAGGCTATAATAAGGTCATTAAGCTTCAATGGGTATTTATTGGCGTCAGATAAGCTAGTATCCAACATAAACTGTAAATTAAAGCCTGACCTACCATATGAGCTTAAACGCTCCATTAAGTCAATTTCGTTAAATCTATCAGGGTCAGTAGGGTCTCCTTCTTTACCGTCCATATCAGCGATTGTAGGAGCTAATTTATGTCCATATCCTATCTTTTGTGCTTGGTTAGGAATCAATGCTGACCATATACGTGTCTTGAACCCACGTTCATCTAGGTCATTATACAATGACATCTCTGTTTGAGGTGTCCCTAGAAAGATAACACGACCTACTACAGGCTTTATAATAGCGTCAAACTCTTTTACGGTCTCACTTAAGCGGTCACGCATAAGCTGAGTCTGTGAGTTATTGGCAGATTCTACGTCATCAGCAATAATAAGGTCAGCCCTAGACCCCGTAAGCTGACCCGTAATCCCCATAGACTTCACTGAGGGGGCGTGTGAAGCCTGTGCTGGGGCAACATCAAAAGATACCTTAGAGTGTCTTTGACTATCCTTAGGTTGTAGATGTTGTAATAACGGCATTTCTGCAATTAGTCTTTGTGTAAATGTACTAAAGTCATCAGCCCTCGTTTTACTAGCTGATACTACCAATATGTTACGCTGAGGGTTCAGCAGTAATTGGTGACATACAAACGCAGAAGTAATCCAAGACTTTCCTACGCCCCTGAAAGCCTCTATTACTAAACGTTTCTCTTTAGATTGTAGATAGTCTGCTATATCGTATTGTATAGGTGTTGGCTCAGGTAGATTAAGGTGTTTCCAAGCTAGATACAAAAAGTTCTTAAAGTTATCTATCTTATTCATCTGTGTCGAACGGTAAGTCCTCTAGTATGTTGTTAGCTTTTTCTACAATATCAGGACTTGAATAAGTCTTACAGATATCTAAGCATACCTTCATCTCACTTGCAGTGATTTCTTCACCTGACTTAAGCTTTCTATAAGCATGAGCTACAAGTAATACAGGTAACTCTTCTACTATCTTCTCTACTTGTTCATTTTTATTATCCATCAGTCGTCCTTAAAAATTATATATAATATTAACATTACGCAAAAAACGGATATACCGTAGTTTAGTGCACATAATTCCATAGTTTTATCTCCTTGTTGCAGCAGAACCGAAATAAAAACCCGCTACTGCTGATAAAAAATGTGTGTCTGCTGTTGTAATAACTAAACCGCTTACTCCTTGAAATCTGGTAACTTCTTCTGCACTACCAAATATCCACCAACCTGTTTTTACTTCTTCGAGATACATAAGATGTACTTGTAAACTTGGGTCAATTAAAGGTACGACCTTTGGTAAAACTATAATAGATAATACTGATAACAATGCCATCCATCTTCTTGTTACTGATTGAAAATGTCCACCATGTTTTCTTGCGTCATCAACAGACGCACGATTTATCTCTGCTCTTTGCATAAGATACTTCTGTTGGTCTGCTGCGTCTTTAGATTTTTGCGACCATATAGATAGTAGCCCAGTAAATAAACTAGAGCCCAGCATTGTAATTACTTCAAAAGGTATCATTTGTCACTCCAAAAATATCCAATAATAATTGCAGCTATGCCA